TGCAGCACGGCGGGTTCCAGCGGCTATTGCAGCACGGCGGGTTCCAGCGGCGATTGCAGCACGGCGGGTTCCAGCGGCTATTGCAGCACGGCGGGTTCCAGCGGCGATTACAGCACGGCGGGTTCCAGCGGCAATTGCAGCACGGCGGCAGCCACTGGGGTTTATTGCAGCGCAAAAGCAGACGGAAAAGATAGCATTGCCGTTGTAAACGGTGCTTGCGGTAAGGCGCGCGGCGCACTGGGCTGCTATTTGGTGCTGACCGAGTACGATGATGACGGCCACATGATCTGTGCCAAAATGGCCCGCGTAGACGGTTCCGCCATCAGAGAAAACGTTTACTATACCCTCAAAAATGGTGAGTTTGTGGAGGTCAAGCCTTGAAGAAGCACTGCAACAAGCGCTGGCTTGAACAGCGCTGGGATGCAAGGCAGCCGGAGCGGTTGGAGCACATCCGGCTGAAGCAGCAGCTGAGAGCAAAAAAGGAGGTGGACGATAATGCGGCCAAGCATCGGGATCGCAGAGTGCTGCCAGATCATGCGGGACAATAACATTTCGGTGAGCGAGCCGATCTTTGCCGGTATGATTCAGGCCGGCAGCTTCCCGGCATGGGCGGTTCCGTCTATTGACACCAAAAGCGCCGCCCCGCTGATCTCACGCGCCGGATTTATGGCGTGGATGAAGGATTTCTACAAACTTGAGAAGATCTACACAAAGGAGGACCCGAAAGAATGAAACTCAAATCTACTACTTACTACTGGCTGGCTGTCATTTTTGGCGGCGTTGGAATGGGCACAGCTATGGGCGCGGAGGGCACCGCGCAGACCACCGGATACATCTCCGGCACGCTGTTTGCGGTGTCGCTGGTGCTGATTCTGGTCGCTGTTCTGCTGGCTCGTCTGGGCTTTGCCGCAGAGGACATGGAGAGAGCCGCAAAACGGCGCAAGTACGGACAAGCTCAAAGGGTGCTGAGTCTCGCCGCCCATCACCACAAAAATAACATAAAACAGGAGGTTTTACAAGTGGCACTTTTGAGAATTTACGATGTGGAGCAAGAGCCTCCAGCGCTTGTTTCGCAGCAGCAATTTCCGGTTACTTCGGATGCAATTGTGATTGCCGATGAACTGGCAAAGAGAAAGCCCGAACGGCTGTACAGGGTGTTTGACGCCGATATGAACGTTGTGTATGCGAGGTGAATATTTATGCAAGAAGAATTGACCGTCCGGGTGGAGCACCCGGAACTGCCCGCGATCCGGTGGAATGAAGCTGAGGTGCAGCAGAACTTGACCGAGATGCTGGCCGCCTACACCGGCCGCGTCTACACCCCGGAGACCATCAAGGATGCCAAGGCCGACCGCGCCGCCGTGAACAAGCTGGACAAGCAACTCAGTGATGCCGCCCGAAGCGCAAAGGCCTTTTACATGAAGCCGTTGGAAGAGTTCTTGCAGAGCGCCAAGCAGATGCAGGGCCAGTGCAAGGCCGTCTCCGGTGCCATTGACCAGCAGGTCAAGGCGGTGGAAGAAGCCGAACGGCAGGACAAGGCCGACGCCCTGCGGACTGTCTATGCGGACTGCATCGGCGAGCTGCGGGAGATGATCCCGTTTGACCGCCTGCTGGTGCCCCAGTGGCTCAACAAGACCTATGATCTGGAAAAGGCCAGCCGGGAGCTGCGCAAGAGCGTGGAGACCCGGCGGGAGGAGCTGCGGCTCATCCGGGAGAACTGCGGCGAGGACACCGAAGCCTGCACCACCGAGTATCTGCGTGAACTGAATCTGAACGCCGCCCTCGTGGAGCACAGCCGCCGCCAGAATGCCCGGGACGCCCAGCGCCGCGCAGAGGCCGAAAGAATGGCCGCAGAGCGTGCGCAGGCCACCGCTCCGGTCGTTATCCCTCCGACCGATGAAGAACGCCAGATCGCCGCAGAAGCGTTCCAAACGGCGCAGGCCAATGCAGCCATCACGCCGGATGGCAGGTTGGATTTCAGCATGCTTCAGAAATTCGCAGATCCTGAACAGCAGGAGGCTCCGGTCCGCAAGAAATACAGCTTCTGGGTAGAGTTCACCCGGGAGGACATCGCGTGGTTCAAGCAGGGAGCCGCAGAGCGCGGCTTCCGCTATGGTTCGATCAAATAATTTTGGAGGTACTTACTTATGGCACTTACTCGTCCCGGCGCACCCGCGCCTACTTCGTCCGTTTCCAACGCACAGTCTCTGGCAAACCGTTCCGCTCAGAATGCCAACCGTGCAGGCAACACCGCTATGCAGGCCGCATCACCGTCCGTTCCTGTGGAGATCACCGCTTCCGATGGTCAGCACTTCACTGTGAGTTTTGAAGACGTGCGCAACTTCATCTGCCCCAAAGCCACCGATTCTGAATGCAAAATCTTTCTGGAGACCTGCAAGCAGTACAAGCTGAACCCCTTTACCAAAGAGGCTCACCTGATCCACTACGACAACAAGAACGATGACACCGCCAGCACCATCGTGCTAGGCAAGAACTGCTACATGCAGATGGCCGAGCGCAACCCCAACTTTGACGGCTTTGAAGCTGGCGTTATCGTGCTCGACACCGCGGCCGGCGAGTTGATCCACCGCGAGGGCTCCATTGTTTTTGACGGTGAGGAGCTTCTCGGCGGCTGGGCGAAGGTCTACCGCAAAGACCGCACCCGCGCCAGCTACGAGGAAGTCAAGCTCAGTGAATACGACACTGGCAAATCTCTTTGGAGCGGCAAAAAGGCTACCATGATCCGCAAGGTGGCGCTGGTGCACGCTTTGCGTGAGGCGTTCCCGTCCACCTTCGGCGCTCTGTACGATGAGAGCGAGGTGCATGTGGATGCCGAAAGCACCGCCCGCGAGGTGCCGCCCGAAGATCTTCCGGTGCTCGACCCCTACGCAGGCACCAGACGCACCCGCAAGACGGCAGGCACGCTGATCCCGGCTCAGGAAGCGCCTGCGGAAGACCAGACCGCTGATGATCCGTTTGGCGGTGATGATGCATGATCGTCCAGACCAAGAACGGCATCATGCTGCACGGCGAGATCGCCAAAGACCCGGTGCTCCGGGACGTCGGGCAGAAGCAGGTGCTGAAGTTTGACCTGAAGGCCAGCCGCACACAGGATGAGACCGGAAAATGGCAGAGCTTTTTTGTAGGCGTGAACCTCTGGCACGGCATCGACCAGTGGGACGGGATGCTGCAGAAAGGCGATCAGGTCACGGTTTTTGCCCAGAAGCTGAAAGAGCGGGAGTACAACGGCAAGATCTACTACGATGTGGACGCGGATGATGTTCAGCCCGGTGGGCTGGTGACATTCCGTTGGCTGCAACAGATGATCGACCTGATGGCGCAGCCCGGCCCGCCGCTAGAACCCGCAGAACCGGCAGCAGAACCGGAAGACCTGCAGGGCGCGCAGATGTACCCCGGTGAAGCACTTGCGGATTACGCACCGCACAGCACTGCCGCGCCAGAACCGGCTCCATCTACCGAGTATGACCCCATCAACGAAGACGCAGAAGATCTTCCCTTCTGATCTTGCAAGCTGTGCTATCTGGCTATACGGGCGTGCAAAGGAGGTGAGCAAGTGGCAAAAGAAGAAAAAAAGTCGTTTGTCGTGTATCTGGATTGGTACGACGCGCTGGAGGAGTACACGGATGCCGAAGTCGGACAGCTGATGCGAGCTTTGGCGAAACACGTCCGCACCGGTGAAAATCCAACGTTTTCCGACCGCGGAATGCGTGGGAACTTCCGTTTTATGTGCAATGGAGTGGATTCGGCTGCGGAAAAGTACGAGAACGTCAAGCAAAAGCGCCGTGAAGCCGGAAAAGCCCGTGCTGCTCAAATGAAAGCAAGTTCAGCAAATGCTAGCACATGCTACCAAGTGCAAGCAAGTGGTAACTATAATGATACTGTTACTGTTACTGGTACTGGAACTGTTACTGGTACTGTTACTGGTACTGGAACTGTTACTGGTACTGGAACTGTTATATCCCCTAACGGGGATATATATAATAGCTCCGCCAAAGCCGCCGTTGACGTAGAACTTTCCAAGATCGTCCAGCATTATCAGCAAGCCGTCGGAGACTTCCCACGCTCTGCACTGGACAAGCTGCAGAAGTGGAGGCAGGAGTACAGCACAGAGATGATCCTGCTGGCAATCGACAAGGCCACAGAAGCCGGAAAGCGCTCGTGGAGCTACATCAACGGAATATTGTCCGGATGGAAACGAGACGGCCTGCGCACGCCGGGAGACGTGGAAGCCAACGAACAAAGCCGACAATCCAGACCGAGGAGCAAGCAGCCAACCGAGACCGTAGACGACCAGCTTGCCCGGGTGCTGGCGAAGATGGACAGAGAAAGAGGGTTTGAGACATGACGCGGGAAGACGTGGCAAAGCTGATCCGCATGAATTTTGTGCTGTATAAGCTGGGGTCTAAGCCACTGACCGATGAGGAGATGCAGACCACCATCGATGTGTGGGCGTACCAGTTTGGCGACTATGACGGCGATACTGTCAAGCGGGCTTTTCTGGCGGCGAACCGAGTATGCGTTTATCCGGTCACGGTGGCCGACATCTTCAAGCAGCTTTCCCAGTGTCTTGACCCGTCCGCTGAATGGGAAGCTCTGGCTGTAGCGGCACGCAAGGCACAGACATTTTTGAGCTGGCGCAAGTTCCCGATGGTGATCGGCATTGACGAAAAGGGCGGGCTGCTGCGTAGTGACGGGCAGAAAGAGCTGCAAGCCCTGTATGACCAACTCCCCCCGGCGGCAAAATCCTATGCCGGGAGCGTGGGAGGGCTTGCAGAGCTGGCTGAAATGCCAGACCTTACATACCGCCGTGCCGAGTTTTTGAAACAGGCACAGGCAGATATCACCACCGCCCCGCGTGAAGCGGCAAGGCTGCGGGCGAGCGAACCGACAAGGAAGGAAATTGAAAAATGAGCGAATTTATCGACCGCGAAAAAGCCATCGCAAACGTCAAAGCGGCATATTGCTGTGGCTGCGAAAATTACAACGGCGTAAGGTGCCGCGCGTGTCAGATTATGGACGCGATGGATGTGCTGGAAGATGAACCGGCAGTGCCTGTGATTGACGCGAAATCCATGGAAAAGTACTTGACCGACTGGAAAGACGGGCTGACCGGGAGCGAAAATTGGGGGTACTTGTACGCAATCAGGGCAAAGCAAACGGTTCAGGTGCTGAATACCATACTGAACCACATTGGTTACATGCTCAATGGTGACAGCGGGGTGCAGACCGATGGTAAAACTTGAACCTTGCAAAGACTGCCCCGACCGGCACCCGATCTGCCACGATAGCTGCCCCAAGTACGCCGAGTACAAGCGTCAGTTGGAAGCGCAGCGCATCTACACCAGCGCGCACCACGCGGCAGAGAGAATCAGCCGAAACGATTTCGACAAAGAAGGATGGATGGGAGGAAGAAAACGGTGAGAGCCAAGAAGCCTCCCATCGGCACGCCCATGTGGCATGTGCTGGAACACCTGTACTACGAAAAGACTCGCGCGGGACCGCTGATGGAATATGTGGTGCGTGAAGCCCGTGTGACCGGCTATTTTCAGGGCGGCTACACCGAGATCAGGCTGACGGGAAAGAATGCGGGAGGCTTCCTGACACCGTATTCCTATCCGCTGAGCGACATCGGGCGCAGGCTGTTTTATACCCCGGAGGAAGCCGCCCAGCTTGCAAAGCGCATGACCGAGAACGAGGATAAAATGCTCTGGTGTCGTGGACCGCTGCGCAGGCCGTGGGCGGAGTACATCGTGCCGGTGGCGGAACAGACAAGCTTATTTCAGGAGGTAAGCAGATGAGCAAGAAGTACAAGCCCGGCGCTTACATCGTCTCTCTCGACCACCTGATGGGGCAGGAACTTGTTTATTACGGCGGGAAACTGCTCCACAAGGGATGGTTTGGCAACTGGCAGCTGTGGTATACGAAAGCTGAGCTTGCCAGACTGCGCATTCGGGAAGCTGTGAGAACGGAGGAAGAACATGAAGCCGAAAACGAAATCTGAACTGATGGCTGAGTGGGCCGGCCAGCCCGGCCGGCTCAAGAAAGAGCGGGAGGTCAAGGCTGTCCGCAAGGCGATGGACGATGCCCGCGCCGTGATGCAGGACGGTCTGACCCGGTACGTCAAGAAAAAGACCAAAGCCCGCAGCATGGCAAAGGCTGAAGCTAACCCCTTTGCTGAGCTGGAAGGCTGGGAAAGCATGGAGCAGATCCAGGATGCCTACGGCTATGGCGAGATCACTGCCGACAGGCGGGATAAACTCACCGACCTGTGGGAAGCCCGGGAAGAGGCCCAGAAGCAGGAAGAACAGCAGCGCGGAAGGAAGACGCTGCATATGCTGTCCGAAAAAACGATAAAAGAAACTGCGCCGTGGGAACTGGCGTGGGAAGATGTACAGTTTGGGCTTGAATATTACAAACAACCTCTTCCCGGCGGGGCAATGTTTTGGAAACGAATAGATCAAAACCGCCAACATGCCGGAATCATGAATTACGACGATTACGCAATCATTTTGCAGGACGGAAAATTTTTTACTTGCGGATGGATTCCGAAAATCAGCGTGATAGCTGAACTTGTAAGATATTTTGTTTTGAAATAATGGGGTGGACGGACGATGAGAGTGCTTGTTGCTTGCGAAGAATCGCAGGAAGTTTGCAAGGCCTTTCGTGCGAGAGGTCACGAAGCCTACTCCTGCGATATTCAGGATCCATCCGGCGGACACCCTGAGTGGCATATTCTGGGAGATGCTTTGAAGGCTCTTGAAGGGGGGCGAATCGTGACAATGGACGGCGTAGAGCATGATGTAGGAAAGTGGGACTTGCTCATTGCACACCCGCCTTGCACATATCTGAGCAACGCCGGAGCAAGGCATCTCTGGAAGGGACACCAGCTTCAGGCTGATCGCGTGATGCTCGGAATTCAGGGCCGCGATTTGTTCATGCGGTTTTGGTGGGCAGACGTCCCGAAAATTTGCGTAGAGAATCCTATACCGAGCAGAGTTTTTTGTTTGCCGCCATATACACAGGCCATACAGCCGTATGAGTATGGACACCCATACAGCAAGAAAACTTGCCTTTGGCTGAAGGCTCTGCCGCCACTAATCCCGACCGATATTGTGGAGCCTGTGGCTACATGGTGTCCGTCCGGTTCTTACGCACATAAGCATGATGAGCGCAACAAGGGTATGTTTACAACTGACCGGGCAAAAAACCGGGCAAAAACTTTTCCGGGCATTGCAAAAGCAATGTCAGAACAATGGGGGTGATTGTATGACACAGAAACAGTTTATCAAGCAGCTGATGAGCCGCGGCGTTTCGCATTCGGATGCCTGCGGGTTGGTGGCCTACATGAAAGAGCTTCGCCAGCTGATCGAAAAGCATGAGGACGTTGTGATGCTGGCGGATGCAAACACAATGCGGTTCGTCCCGGCAAAGGTTTACTCCTACGAGGAAACCTTCCAACGGATGCAGGAAGGGAGGGACATCTTTTGCTGAAAACCATGAAGATTGTACTTTACGGCGACCCCCGCACAAAGAAAAACTCCGCACGTATCCTCAAAAGCCGCTCAGGCGGGCGCTTTGTGGCCCCCAGCAAGGCCTACGTGGATTATGAGACGGACTGCCTGCGGCAAATCAAAAGGCCGCACAGCCCCATTTCTGCCCGCGTGAACGTGAGGTGCGTTTACTACATGAAGACCGCCCGCCGGGTCGATCTGGCAAACCTCATTGAGGCGACCACTGACATTCTGGTAAAAGCCCGCGTGCTGGAGGACGACAACAGCAAAATTGTTGCCGCCCACGATGGCAGCCGGGTGGAGCTTGATCGGAAACAGCCACGGGTGGAAATTGAGATTGAAGAAATGGAGGAGTAAAATGCTTGATATGCTATTTGAAGTTGCAAGCACGCTGTTCATGGCAACACTTGCAGGATTTTTCATCTGGTTTGTTCTTAGCGATGGCAACCCAATTGAATATTTCAAGCGGTGGCGCAACCGCAACAAACCTTGCCTTTGCGACCGGTGCGTTTTCTTAAATCAAAAATTTGGAGCGTCAGAATCCGGATATCACTATATCTGCCGGAGAAGTGACAAAGACGAAGGATACATAAATCCGCCCGAATATTGCAACGATTTTGAAGAAAGGAGCAACAATGACCCGCACATGGATACCTGACACTGACGCCCAGAAGCAGGACAAAACCGATTACCGCACCGTTAAGTCGTGGCTGAACCGCTACCGCGAAGCAGAAAAAAGATACTACTTGCTGTCTGACCGTCTGGCCGAAGCGCAGGAGGCCACCCGGCACATTACCCAGAGCCTCAGCGCGGCCCCCGGCGGCAGCAAAGATGGCCAGAGCCTTGCCCGGGCGGTGGAACGCGAGGAGGAAGCGGAGCGCCGCGCTTATGAGCAAAGAGCGGTCTGCGACAGGCTGTTTCTTGAGATAAAAAGCGCACTTGACCGGATCCAGAACGAAAAAGCATACACGGTGCTGTACAAGTACTATCTCGATTGCCTCACGTGGGACAGGGTCGCAAAAGATATGAATTACTCTCTGCGCATGGTCTATGTCTTGCGGCGCAAAGCAATGGAGGAGCTGAGCCTTTAAAAACATTGCACTGTCATTACATTGCGGTTTCACTATCGCATGGTGTAAAATTGTATCATCGGAAAAGCCAAAAGGCAAACCGATGAACGCAGCCTGCCGCTCATGAGAGACAGGAGACGGTTCGATTCCGCCGTATCGCACCGTATGGCGCATGGACTAGACAACCCGCAAGGCCGCACGTGCAACCTCCCGTGCCGAGAAAAGGCCTTAGAATCCTTGCCAAGGTGTAGCTTTCCTGACAGGATGTGCGCCAACCAACAGCCCCGGCGGAAAACCGGAGCTGTTTTTATATGCCGCCTGAGCGCAGTTTGGAGCGCGGCGCGTGTGTGTAGACACGGCTGGTTCGATTCCAAGGGCGGCTTTTTATATTCCCGTAGCTCAATCGGTAGAGCAGCGGTCTCCAAAACCGCATGTTGCAGGTTCGAGCCCTGCCGGGAGTGCTTGCGTGCCCTATGAGGGGGCCGCGCAATAGCGGGGCATTCGGCCGCGAAAGTTCCGGATGCAGCAGCGCCCACCGTTTGACGCATGTCCAACGAACTGAATGCACGGGTGCTGCTTATATGCCGTCATAGCTCAATTGGCAGAGCGCCGTCCATTTAAGGCGGGACAACGTTGGTGACACCACGGGAACATCACTGCACAGCCAACCACTGCGCACATCCATTCCGTGGGTGCTGGTTCAAATCCAGCTGGCGGCACATTCGATATTTTGACCGTTCGGATTTCCGGGCGGTTTTTCTTTTGCATGAGTTTAGAGAGGTGGTGGCGGTGGGCGCAAGGCGGCTGACAGATAAGCAAAAAAAGAAGATCGTTGCTGACTATGTGCAACTCCAAAGCTACCGCGCCGCTGCAAAGTTGAACGATGTTTCAGACGCGACGGTTAAGAAAGTCGTGAAGGAAGATCCGGAGAGTGCGCGTTTGTGTGCACAAAAAAAGCGGGAAAATTCGCAGGATATGCTTTCATACCTAGAGAGCAAGCGCGGGGAAGCACAAAATCTTCTCGGGCTGTACCTTCAGGCGATGGCAGACCCTGACAAAATCGCAGAGGCAACGCTGCCGCAGCTGTCCACGGCGTTTGGCACCATCGTGGACAAGTTTGCCGTGCTAGACGGCCAGAGCGGCATAGAAGCCCCGGACGATGGCCTGCTTGAGGCTCTGAGCGCTGCCGCAGACCTCAGCCCGCCGGATGATGTAGACAGGCTGCCAGAGGAAGAGGACGACCATGCGGAAAAGTAACGGTTTTCGCTGGAAAGGCCTCAGCCAGCGGCAAAAGCAAGTCTTGAGCTGGTGGACGCCGCAGAGCGCATACAGCGGCTACAACGGCATCATTGCCGATGGCGCTATCCGCTCGGGCAAGACCTTTGCCATGAGCTTTTCTTTTGTTCAGTGGGCTATGACCTGCTACAGCGGCCAGCAGTTTGCCATGTGTGGCAAGACCATCGCCAGCTTCCGGCGCAACGTGCTGGGCACGCTCAAGCAGCAGCTTGCAGCCCGTGGCTACAACGTCAAGGAGCATCGGGCAGAAAACTGCATGACCGTCGGCAAGGGTGGCAAAGCCAACGAATTTTACTTTTTCGGCGGCAAGGATGAGAGCAGCCAAGACCTGATCCAGGGCATCACCCTTGCCGGGGCGTTCTTCGACGAGGTGGCTCTGATGCCGCAGAGCTTCGTCAACCAGGCCACGGCCCGATGCTCTGTCACCGGGTCAAAATTCTGGTTCAACTGCAACCCGGGCAGCCCGCAGCATTGGTTTTATCTCGAATGGGTGCGAAAATGCCGTTCCCGCAGGATGATGTATCTCCACTTTACGATGGACGACAACCTGTCGCTTTCCGAGGACATCAAGGCCAGATACCGCAGCCAGTACAGCGGCGTTTTCTACCAGCGCTACATTCTGGGCCTGTGGACGGTGGCCGAGGGCCTTGTATATGACATGTTCGACCGCAAAAAGCACGTTGTTGATGTGCTGCCGGCGCTGTCTCCAAAGATCGCCTATGTGGCTTGCGACTTCGGCACCCAGAACGCAACGACCTTTCTGCTGTTCCAGAAGCAGGCAGATGCAGACTGCTGGATCGTCACACGGGAGTACTACTACAGCGGCCGCGAACAGAAGCGGCAAAAGACCGTGGGCGAGTATGTTGTAGACCTCAAGGCGTGGCTGGGCGGTCTCAAGCCTGAGAGGATCATCGTTGACCCATCTGCCCTGCCCCTGATTACAGAGCTGCGCAAGAATGGCTTTACTCAGACGCCCGCAAACAATGATGTCCTGAGCGGCATTCTGGACGTGCAGACCATGCTGCAGACCGGGCGGCTGAAGATCTACAAAGACTGCAAGCACACTCTGGAAGAGTTCGGCGTGTACGCTTGGGATCCAGATAAAGACGACACCGTGCTGAAGGTCAACGACCACTGCATGGACGCTATCCGCTATTTCGTGCGCACAAAGCGCCTTGTAAAACTGAGGGATTGATTTTGAGCACTGTATACACATTCCAGACCTTCCAGCAGGCGCAAGCCGCCGGGGAACAGCCTGATTTCATCCGGCGGTTCGTGCAGCAGCACTGCGCTTCCAAGCCCTACAAGATGGCGCTGGACGCCGACCTGTACGATGCCCAGAAAAACCCGGGGGCTGAACGCTTCGCGCAGGCTTACGCTTTGATGCTGAAGCGCCTATCCAAAAACACCAAGCAAGACATCCTACACCCCGATATGGTCAAGAGCAATCTTTTCCGGCGGCTCAACAAGCAGCGGGCGACCTACTCCCTCGGCAACGGCGTTGTCTTTGCGGACGATGGCGTGGACAAGGACAGGCTGGGGCAGAACTTTGATGAGCAGATCCAGAAGGCCGGATATTTCGCCCTGATCCACGGCGAGAGCTTCGGCTTCTGGAACAACGACCACCTGGTTGTTTTCAAGCTGACCGAGTTCGCTCCACTGTACGATGAAAAGACAGGCCTTTTGCAGGCGGGTGTGCGCTTCTGGCGGCTGAACCCGGACACGGATATGCATTATATCCTGTATGAGGAGGACGGCTTTACTGAGTACACGGAAAGCAAAATCGACAGCACGATGCAGGAGACAACGTCGAAGCAGGCATACAAGAGCGTGACCGTCACCACACCCGGCGGCGGGCTGGAAAGCGTGGAGGGCGAAAATTACAGCGCTCTTCCCATTGTGCCGCTGTGGGGCTCCGACCTGCACCAAAGCACCCTTGTGGGGCTGAAAGCCTACATTGACAACACCGATCTGGTGATGTCAGGCTTCTGCAATGACCTGCAGGACTTTTCGCAGATCTACTGGCTGTGCGAGAACTTTAACGGCATGACCGATGCCGAGCTGCAAGAGTTCCTTGTCAAGCTGAATCTGTACCACATTGCAGGCGCAGACACCAGCGAGGGCGGAAAGATCACCCCCTACACCACCGAGATTCCTGTGACGGCCCGGCAGGCTCTTTTGGAGCTGCTCCACACCCGGGTGTATGAGGACTTCGGCGGTCTGGATGTGCATTGTGTCAGCGCGGACAGCACCAACGACCATCTGGATGCAGCCTATGAACCGCTGAGCCAGAACGCGGACGACTTCGAGGCGCAGGTAAAGCCGTTCATCCGGCAGATCTGCGCACTGGCTGGCTTTGAAAACGCTATGCCGGCATTCAACCGCAGCAAGATCACCAACACAGCCGAACAGGTCGCAACGGTGATCTCCGAGGCACCCATCATCGGGCAGGATGTGGCAATTGACCTGCTGCCCAACTTGACCCCGGAACAGAAGGAGCAGGCCAAGGCCGCGCTGATGGCTGAGAGCGCAGCACGGGAGACCGTGGGCGAGGGGGAGAACAACGGTGATGAAACGTGATTTCTGACCGTGACCGCATCTCTACCCGACAACTGAACCGCCTGCGCCGCCGTATCCTGCGGGTGTACGGCACTGCCCGCCAGGAGATGCAGGAGCAGCTGACTGAGTTTCTGGCAAAGTACAAAGCGCTGGACGAGCACAAACGGGCGCAGCTGGATGCAGGCGAGATCACCGAAGAGGATTACCGCATCTGGCTGCAAAATCAGGTCTTTCAGTCAGATTTGATGCGCCAGAAGCTGGACGGCATCACCCAGACCTGCACCACAGCCCAAGAGACGGCCTACAAGCTGGCTCGGGACGAGCAATACAACATCTTTTCCTTTGGCGCAAACTGGGCCTTCTACGAGCTGGAACAGGCCGCAGGCGTGACGTTCGGGCTGACCCTGTACAACACCGAAGCGGTCAAGCTCCTGCTGAAGGAGAACCCCCGCATGGTGCCCAATAAGCGCATCAAGAGCGAAAGCAACCGCACCTATGATGCCCGGGTGTTCAACCGCTACGTCATGCAGGGCATCGTACAGGGCAAGAGCGTCCACGACATCGCCGTGCAGGCCGTAAACGGCATGGCTGATACAGAGATCCACTGGGCCATGAGCAACGCCATCACAGCCCTTACCAGTGCCCAGAACGCCGGGGCTTTGCAGCAGATGCACAACGCCCAGGCTTTGGGCATCGAGGTCAAAAAGCGGTGGAACTCCACCCACGACTACCGTACCCGTGAGATGCACCGCCTGCTTGACCAGCAGACGGCAGAGCTTGACGAGCCGTTCAAGGTCATGGGTTACGAGATTCAGCGCCCCGGCGACCCCAACGCCGCCCCGGAGATGGTCTACCACTGCCGCTGCGTGCTGTCCTCTGCGCTGGGCAAGTATCCCCGGCAGAACGCCATGCAGCGGGACAATGTGACCAAAGAGACCACCCCCGTCATGGATTACACCGAGTGGTATAAATCCAAGGGCGGCAAAGAGAAAGAGCAAATGTGGTGGGCGGAAGAGCGCAAGAGAAAGAAGGAGCGAAAATGAAGCATAAAAATAAAGCCCTGCCGCCCGGCAGGGTGTAGGGGTTATACGGTTGTGCCATCAGGGAGACGGAAAAGAATCTCGGCGGTGCATCCGAGAGCCAAAGAAAGCTCTTGAATATCCTTTTCGGTAAAGTTTCCCCTTGCCATCTTGTTGGAAAGATTCTGCCGGGTTTGCCCAGTGGCTTCGGCAAGCTCGCCCATCGTCATCCCTTTACGCTTCATTATCAGGCGGATTTTTTCAGCAACAGTAAGTGTCATATCTTTCACCTCCGTTCATTTATAGTATAAACTAAAACGTGTATTCAGTCAATCTCTATTTGCATTTTTCATAATAAAATGTAAAATAAGCGTTGACATACGACACGAATTAGTGTATAATATATTTTGTGAGCAAGAGGGGCGGAAAGGAGGACGCCCATGAAGTTCAAGGATTTCAAGAAGCTGAACCGTGAAGAACAGCGCAAGAAGTTTGAACAGTACAAAAAAGAGTGGTTAGCTACTCGCCATAGCTAACCACTCGTAAACAAGAAAAGCCATCCACAAAAAGCTCCTCTTACTCACATTTTATTTTTTTATAAGCGATTTGTCAAGTAAAATGTGAGGTTTTAGCAATGGAAACACCAAAAATCACGAAGGTGGAGCTTGAACTGGATGCTGTTTCTGTCGAACTCCGAGTAATGCACGACCTACTGAACATCTTTGCCAACTGGTTTGAGGAAACGCACAAGACCGATATGATCAAGCGGGAGCGCACCAGCGAGCTTGTGAGCCAGATTTGGAGAGAAGCCCCGATGTACAGCTCTATGCTGACGGCTCTGTTCGCATCCCTTACCGGGTTGGAAAAGGAAGTTGAAGAAGTACTTAACTATCAAATTGCAGAACAAGAGGTAAACGCATGAGTAACATTCAGATTTTCGACAACCCCGAGTTTGGTGAAATTCGCACCATCGACCAGAACGGCGAGCCGTGGTTCGTCCTCAAGGATGTGTGTGAATCTTTTGGTGAGCAGAATTACAGACGTGTTTCTGCCCGTCTGGATTAAGAAGAGAAGGGTGTGTCGCAAATTGCTACCCCCGGCGGGATGCAAAACATGACTGTTGTGAGCGAGGCAGGACTGTATTCCACTCTGTTCGCAATGCAACCTGAAAAGGCAAGAGGTGTTGACGAAAGCTATATTGCAAAGCGTCAGGAACAGCTTAAGCGCTTCCGCAAGTGGGTCACGTCCGAGGTGCTGCCCTCCATCCGCAAGAATGGCGGTTACATCGCCGGACAGGAGCAGCTCACCCCGGAGGAGCTGATGGCAAAGGCTCTGCTTGTGGCAAACAAGACCCTTGCAGACCGGGAAGCCCGCATTTGTGAGCTGACCGCACAGAACAGCCAGCTCACCGTGGAGAAGCAGATCATGCAGCCCAAGGCCGAATACTTCGACGAACTGGTTGACCGCAATCTGCTGACTAATTTCCGGGAGACGGCCAAGGAGCTTGGCATCAAGCCCAAAGCCTTTGTGGCGTGGCTGCTGGAAAAGAAATTCCTTTACCGTGACCAGAAAGGCAAGCTGCTGCCCCGAGAGGACAAGAACAGCGGCCTGTTCGAGGTCAAGGAAGCCAAGAACGACAAGACCCAGTGGAGCGGCGTGCAGACGCTTATCACTCCCAAAGGCCGTGAGACGTTCCGGCTGCTGTACCTGTAACTGAATAACCGACCCTGCCCCACACCGGGGCGGGGTTTTGTTATACATGGAGTAAAACATGGAGTTTAAGTACGACATCAAATTCACCGACAACACCCCGCAGCTGCATGAGGCGCTGGACTCATGGGCGGAGCGGGTGCTGACACTATGGGGCATGAAGGTGCAGGACTACGCCCAGCTGCTTGTGCCCACAGGCACGGAAGACAGCACAGGCATTGAGGGTTACGTGGGCGGAGCGCTCAAGCAGAGCCTGACCTATGCCCTCGACCTCGCAAAAAAGACCGTGACCATCGGGTCAAATCTCTTTTACAGCGTGTATGTGGAGCTGGGCACGGGCATCTTTGCCGAGAAAGGCAACGGACGCAAAACGCCGTGGGTCTGGAAGGACTTCAACGGCAAATGGCACTTTACCCGGGGCATGGCCCCACGACCGTTCCTCCGCCCGGCGGTGGAAGAACACATTGACGAGCTGCGAGAGATCGCGGTGGAAGAAGGAAACAAGGAGGTATAAGCATGAGCAGAATTGAAGAACTGACAGAAGAGCGAGAAAAGCTGCGTATTGAACAGCTCAAGCATCAAAAAGGCATCGAGGAATGCGAGCGGCGGCAGCTTGAGATTTCTAATCAAATTCGAGAGCTGAAGGTCGAAAACGACCGGGACGCAAACAAACGGCTTTGCTTTGAAATCGACGAAGCAAGAGCCAGACTCCAAAAAATTTGCGATAAAGTTCTTGGAGAGGGCAACGCACTGGTTGGCGTGTCCCTTACTATGAAAACAAGCAATGTTGGATTTCAGAGATACGACTTCGACTAAAAACTAAATACTCAGCGGTTGGCGCACAGCGTCAGCCGCTTTTTTATGCCGCTTTAGCTCAGGCTGGCAGAGCACCGGACTTTTAATCCGGGGGCCGTGGGTTCAAGCCCCACAAGCGGCACCACACCGGCAGCACGTCCGGCAAATAAACCTTATTGCCAAGCATGGCAGCCCGAGCAAGGGCAGAAAGGACTATCACATGGCACTCAAAAGAGCTGACATCCGCACGATTCTGGAGAACCCCGAAACCTCCAACGATGACAAGGTCGAAGCCATTCTGGACGCCCTGCACAAGGAGACGGACGGACTCAGAAATCAGCTGGATGAAGAAAAAACAGCCCGCACACAGGCCGAGAAGGACCGTGATGCAGCCAACAGCGGCAAGCAGGCCGCTGAAAAGGCGCTGACCGACTACAAGGCCAAGCAGACAGCAGCAGCCAGCAAGGCGGCCAAGACCGCTGCGTTTAAGCAGCTGCTCAAGCAGGCGGGCGTGCTGGAAAAGTACATCGACGACATTGCCGACGACTCCAAGAAGGGCGACGAATTTGCCGCCGGTCTGGAACTGGACGCCGACGGCAAGGTGAAAGACGCCGAAAAGCAGCTTTCCAGCATCAAAAATACATGGGGCGGCAAAATTGCCACCACCAAAACCACCGGCGCAAAGGTGGACAACCCTCCCACCAGTTACGCCGGGACTTCTCCCGAGGATTTCAAAAAGATGAGCCTTGATGACCGCATCAAGCTCAAGAACAGCAACCCTGAACTGTACCAGCAGCTCCGGGCAAAGTAAGAAAGTGAGGCTATTATATGGCACAGACTGGCACTTTTGGCGGCTTCGACTTCGACGTTGAGGTGTTTGGCGACTACATGGCCGAGCAGAACACCATCGACACCAGCATCGAGGCCTCCGGCATCATCAAGGACGACCCCTCCATCATGGGCCTGATCGGCGAAAAGGGCAACGTTGCAACCATCCCGTTCCACACCGAGCTGGACGCCACGGCGGATAAGCCCCTGAACAACGACGGCAAGACCGACAACACCCCCACTGAGGTCACTGGAAACAAGCAGACCACCATGCTCATCCAGCGCATGAAGGCGTGGAAGTCTCAGGACTTCACCAAAGAGCTGACTGGCGCAAACCCGATGCAGCACATCGCAAATCAGGTCACACACTACTATCAGCAGGTCTGGCAGAATGTGCTTATGACCATCACGGACGCTGTGCTGTCTACTACCGATCTCAAGAAGCACATCTACGACATCACCAAGGTTGGCGATGGCAAAGTTACGCCGGAATCCCTGATCTATGCGCAGGAAGCCGCTTTCGGCGACCACGCAATGAGCGGGGGCCTGCTCATCATGCATTCCACTGTCTTTGCAAAGTATCAGGCAGCAAATCTCGTCGAGTTTGAAAAGTACACCACTCCGGGCGCTCTGTCTCAGGCTTCTCCGCTGGCACGCATCGGTGGGATGGTCGTGATCGTAAACAACGCCGTCACTTCCGCATCCATCACCGATGCTTCCATCAACGGCGGCAAGGCCACGACTGCATACAAGACCTATGTTCTGGGTGAAGGCTCTTTTGTGGGCTGCCGTAAGACCAACTACGAGAATCCCTACTACACCGACTACGACCCTGAAAGCAAGGCCGGCGTCCAGAAGCTGTACACCAAAGAGGGCCGAGTCATTCACCCCAACGGCATGAGCTTCAAGGTGGACAACGTTGCCGAAGCGTCCCCCAACGACACCGAGCTGAGTGCAAAGGCCAACTGGGAACGCCGCATGAAGCTGGAGAACATCCGCATCGGCCAGATGCTTTCTCTGGGCTAAAAATTCGGGGGTGACTTTGCATGACCGTCCCAGAGCTGTGCGTTTACACACACAATTTTTTTGACCGGGCGGACGACCCCGTTGCCGGGGAGTTTGCCTTTGAGCCGGACACCGTGCCCGCCGGGGTAGTGCCGGGGCAGTATTTCCTTGTGTGCGGATCCATCTTCAATGACGGCGTGCACAAGGCCGGGGACGGCGATCTGACTGCCGAGACCTTCAACGGCACGGTGCAGCCCATGCGTGTGCCACCTGACTTCGTGGCGCTGGCTGAAAAAATCGACGCATACGACAAGGCGCTCCCGTCCGGCGGCGTGTATGTATCTCAGTCCTTTGCCGGGTGGTCTGGCACGATGGCCACAGGCACGGACGGGCTGCCCGCAGACGGCAAGACCCGCTACAAATCCGAGATCAACCAGTGGAGGAAGATGTGACATGGTCAATCCGTTCGCTGCATCCACCGTGATGCAGAGCTTTACCAAAAAATACCGTTTTCAGACCCGCAGCTATGAGCCGGACGGCGTGGGCGGCTTTGTGTCCGGCTGGACGGACGGCCCGGAGTTTGAGGCCGTGGAACGCCACGATACCACCGTGGAAGCACAGGTGGCAGAGCAGGCTGACACCGCATCTACCTATACCCTGCTGGTCAACACCGGCGTTCCGCTGGCTTTCCCGGACTACATCCGCCGGGTAAGCGATGGCCAGACTTTTCAAGTCACCAGCACGGCAGATGAGGGCAAAGCCCCGCCGGAATCCGGAATGGGACTGCGGGCCGTCAAGTGCAAAAAGGCGGTGCTGCCGTAATGGGACCATCTGAGAGCATCAACCGGGCGCTGAACACTTTTTTCAACGGCTTTGGCATCCCGGGTTATCTGGAAGATAACATTCCTCCTGCCGCTTCACTGCCCTATCTGACCTACAAGCCCACCATCCCCGGCGGGTGGAACGAAATGGCATCCTTCCACGCCCGGCTGTGGTACCCAAGCAAGGGCGGCAGGGCCCCCATTCTGCAAATCGAAGATACGATCAGCGCAGCCCTCGCAAATGGCTTGACCATCCAATGCGAGGGCGGCGCTATTCTTTTGCAAAAAGGCACCCCGTGGGCACAGCCCCTCGACAACCCGCCTGAAGGGTATCTGTGCGAATATCTCAATTTTGAAATCACGCAATTTTGCGAGTAAGGAGCAATATGGCAAGAAAATTTTCCAAAATTTCGCAGGAAGCGTTCAAGTCCATGCAGTTCAATGCCGGAATCGTGGTCAACAAGTTTGACCCGTCCGGCACGACTGAGATCCAGGATGCAGACATTATCACGGCCACCACCGGCGGCATCACTGCGACCTGCAAGGCAAACTTCACCGATCTGGGCGAGGACGTGGACAACGCCCAGAAGAACACCGCGGAGCTGATGCAGATCGAGGACTACGACTGCACGCTGGCCTTTACGGCCCTGAATGCCACAACGGACGTCATCAAGCTAGCCCTTGGCGCAGCCGATGTGGCAGAAAAGAAGGTCACGCCCCGCATGACGCTGGATCCCACGGAAAGCACCGGCGACTTTAAGGACATCTGGTGGGTCGGTGACACCATTGACGGTGGCTATGTGGCTGTACGTCTGATGAACGCACTCTCCACCGGCGGTTTGACCCTGAAGACGACCGACAAGGGCAAGGGCAACATTGCGGTCACCCTGACCGGCTGCCCCCGTCTGGGCAGCGACGTGGTGCCCATGGAGTGGTACTACAGCCCCAAGGCCGCAGCATAAGGAGGACACCGTATGAAATTTTTGACAGAGCTGCCCGATGAAGATTTTCTGCGCCACTGCTGGCAGATCGCCGATGTGGCAGAGGAGGTCTTGGAAAAATCCAAGATCATGGAGCTGCGCAAGGTTCTGCCGGTCCTGACCGGCGATGAAACGCCGGAGGAGCTGGAACAGAAGAAGAAGGAACAGGCAAAAAAGAACATTCAGGCTATGGCAAAAAGCTTGCTGTTCGACAATGCCGCTGCCACCGCAAAGCTGCTTCCGCTGCTCTATGAGCCGGACGTGGATGAAAACGGGGTGGTTGAAAACATCGGCCCGTTCAAGAAGATGCGCGCGGTGAAAGAACTGCTGAACAACGATGATGTAATGGATTTTTTGCTCTGGTGTCTGCCGTTGGTGCTGGCGGGTACAGACGCCTGATTTCTTCCATCAGCCCGGACGCGCTGCGGCTGTTTGGCAGGCCGTACATTTTGCAGCACTGCCTGAACGCTTTGCGGCAAGAGCGCATCACGCTCAGCTATCAGGCGTACATGACGGACGCTCTGGCGCACCTTATAGGCGCGGAAGAACGGTGGTACGACATGGTGGCCGGGCTTGTGGAAAACCGCCCACAGCCGCCGCAGCCGTCCGCTGATGAAGTGATAGCACGCATTAAAAATGGCTTGAACGGGGGTGATGGAACCTGAAACTTTTTGAATTGAGCGCCACCCTCGGGCTGGACGACAGCGCCTACCGGCAGGGCGTGGAAGAGGCGAAGTCTCAGACTAAGGCCGCTGTCTCCACCATGATGAAGGATTATAACCGGCTGTACAGTGAGGTCATTCACCTTACGGCAGCCTACCAGAAATCACGGAAAGAGACCGGGGAAACCTCCGAAAAAACTAAGGAATTTGCCCAGAAGCTGAAAGAAGCTCAGGCCCAACTCAATACCACGGCACAGGGGCTAAAGACTGCGGAAGGGTACATGAACAGCTTTGGGGACGCCGCATCGGGGTCCAGCAAGTCTCTGGCCGGTGCTATTGCACAAGGCACGGTCATGGCGAACGTCTTCTCGAAGCTCGGCTCCGCTGCACTCAGTGCCGCAGAGGGGTTCATCTCTTCCGGCATCGAGTACAACGCCCAGATCGAGAAATACACCACCGGCATTACCAATATGCTGGGCAGCGCGGAAGCCGCACAGCAGGTCATGAGCCAGATCCAGGAAGATGCGGCAAAAACCCCGTTTGATGTCGAGTCCCTGACAAAGGCAAACCAATACTTGATCTCTGCAGGCGAGAACGCTTCCTATGCCCGCAGTACCATCATGGCACTGGGTGACGCGGTCTCTGCGACCGGTGGCGGCAACGACGAGCTGAACCGCATGTCCCAGAACCTGCAGCAGATCGCCAACACCGGCAAGGCTACAACGGCCGATATCAAGCAGTTTGCTTATGCCGGCATCGACGTGTATGGCATTCTGGCCGACTACACAGGCAAGTCCACCGCCGAAGTGCAAAACATGACCATCAGCTACGACCTTCTGACCCAGGCCCTGCAGGCAGCTTCCGAAGAAGGTGGACGCTACTACGGCAGCATGGACACCCAGAGCCAGACCATGAATGGCCGCGTGTCTACCCTGCAGGACAATGTAAAGCAGCTGGCGGGATTGCTGACCGGCGATTTGTCCAGCGGCGTCGGCGTGGTGATCTCCAATCTCAACGATCTTGTGGTCAAGGCACAAGAAGCCTACAAAACCGACGGCTGGATTGGTCTTGCAGGCGCAATTACCGGGTTGAGCGGCCCGATTTCGTCCGTCAAATCCTGGTTTGAGGGCTTTGCATCCAGTGCATCCACCTGGCTGGACAAGCTGAGCTATAAGCTCAACCGCTTTCTGGGAAAAGCGGCTACGGCGGATTACGACACATACGAGGAGTATGCAGACGCAAACCTCCGCCAAAGAAACCGTGACCGCTTACGGCAGCAAGCTCTTGCAGGCGTTGGCGTCAGCAACAAGAGCTGGTCCCAGCGTCAGGCGGAGTTGGCGGCAGCCAATGGCAGCGGTGGCAGCTCTATCGTCACCACAGGAGGCGGCAGCGGCTCTTCCGGCAGAAAAAAATCCGGCTCCAAGTCCACCACCGAAACGGTCATTTCGTCCATCTCCAGCACGGCTACGACCACCGCACAGAATGCGCTAGGCACTGTGACCACCAGCATCCAGACCCTGACCGAAAAGGTCAAGGACAGCGCTGGCAAAATCAAAGACCGCATCACCGAGACCACCACCACGACCGGAAAGGAGATGGTGAACGGTGTTGCAACAACCTTTAAGCAGGTCGAGACCAAAGTCAACGGCACGGTCACAAAGGTTACAAAGACCTATGACGACATGTCGAAAACGCTGTTGGGCACCTTTACCAACGTCTCGGAAACCACCTTTGACGGCATCACCACAAAGGTGCAGCAGGCGGTGGAAAAGTACGCGGACGGCAGCGAGCATATCAAGAAGACCGTCACAGAGACCGGGCAGCGCATCGGCGAGAACGGCGCGGAGACCTACGAGAAGATCATCACCTACATCGACGGCATTCGAGACAAGGTGACGGAGACCTCCAACGAGATCGACAAGAGCGTAAAGGGTACCCAGAGCCGCATTGACCAGCAGCTGAGCGAGGCTTCCGGCCAGCTGGATAAGGGCATTTTCGGGCTGGTAAAAAGCGCCTTTAGTGATGCCAAAAACGGCGACTGGGCAGGTCTTGGGCTGGATTTTGTCAATCTGATCTGGGGCGAAGTATCGCAGAAGCAGCGTGACGTGATCTCTGATTGGCTCAATAAGGCACTGACCGCGGTCAATGAGGGCTACTTCAGCGGCGGCATCGGCAAGGCATTTGATATCTTCCAGAAGCTTTTTTCTGACGGCGGGGTAAAATCCGATATCGACGGTGTGACCAATTCGGTCAAGGCTTTTGGTGAGATCATCGACGGTCTTGCAAAGTCCGGCGGCGTGGGCGGCACTCTGGGCAGCATCGTGCAGGGCTTTTCCGGCATGGCTGGTGGCATCACGTCTGCGCTGGGCACTATTGTGTCTTTCGTTGCAGCAAATCCTATTCTTGCCCTGATCCTGGGCGTGGGTGCTGCGGGCGCAGTCGCTGGCGGCATCGGACTTGCTATGTGGATGAACAAAAAGAACGACCAGAAGCCCGTCAGCCACTATCAAAGCCCCTTTGACAAGACCGGCGTGTATGACAGTTTGGGCACCTTCTCCACCCGCGCAGCCCTGCAGTACCGCGTCACCGGCCAGCAGTCCGTTGTTGACCGGCAGACCAGCATTCTGGAACGCATCGAAGGGATGCTGAACGAGCATCTGCCAGACATCGGCAAGGGTCAGGTGGTCATGGATTCCGGTGAGCTGGTGGGCGTTATTTCGCCTAGGATGGCACAAAATGTTGACGCGCGCATTGGTGTGACCGTGACACGGAAAGCGAGGGGCGTGTAATGGCAAAACTTCTGGGCGCAAAAATCGGCGATTACCACACCCTGACAGACTGGGGTCTGTATCTCAAAGTTGGCAGCCCAAAGATCAGCGATGCAGAGGTAGACGAGTATCTGGTGCAGGTGCCCGGCTCTGATACGCTGCTCAACCTGACGGATGCACTGGATGGCCGCCCGCACTACAAAAAGCGTACCATCACCATGGAGCTGCTGTGCAGGGCACCAAAAAAGACCTGGTCGAATCTTTACAGTCAGATCGCAAACGCCATCCATGGCAAATGGCTACAGTGCAAATTCGACGATGACCCGTCTTTCTATTGGGAGGGGCTGTGGAGCGTGTCTATGACACGCAACAGGTTTTCCAGTGCATTCACCATCACGGGCACCTGTGATCCATTCAAGCGCAGCGTGTACGACGGCTCTGATGACTGGCTGTGGGATGACCTTGTATTTGATACGGCAATTATCCGCAATTATACGGATATCCAGCTCAAAGCCAACAAGGACATCACCGTAACCGTCACCGGTGCACCAAGAGCGTCCGGCATCTACTTCAAGCGCAGCGAGACCGCCGCCGACATTGCGGTGTCTCTCAATGGCCTTGAGGTTGGCATCCTTGCAAAGTCTACAGAGTGGCAGTACATTGAGGGCTTGCATATGCCGGATGGCGTTGTAGGTACTCTCATCTTTGCGGCGTCTGCGGATTGCAGCATCAGCATCCGATATCTAGGGGGCAGCTTATGAGCTATAAAGTTTATGCAGGCGTCCAGACCGGCGTTGACGTGTGGGAGACAAAGGCCTGCATTTACGACCCGGCAGACTACACGGACACAAAAAAGCTCATCAGTCCAACTCTGACACGGGAGGTGGGCAAGGCCGGAAGCTTGGAATTCACCCTGCCGCTTGGCAATGTGGCTCACTCAGCTTTGCAAAAAATGCGCACGACCGTGTCCGTAGAACAAGACGGTGCGCGCATCTGGGAGGGCAGGCCCATGAGCCATGAGCAGGATTTTATGCTGCGTCAAAAAGTCTTTTGCGAGGGAGAGCTGGCCTACCTCAACGACAGCTCCGTTGCGCCATATACAGCCAAAGACGTGACGATCAAGCAATTTCTTTCGTTCCTGCTGGAAAATCATACCGGCATGGTGGACGCATACAAGGCGTTTACCTGTGGAAATGTTGGCTTTCCGAGCACCAGCGTGGTGGTTCCAGAACTGCATAACTGCGTGATGAAACTAGACTACATGGCAGGTACTCCGGACAGTGACGGCGATTATATGTATGAATATGGACTTTATACCTCATCCGGCGTTCAGCTTGTGAGCCAATATGAAGTCGGCTACTCGGATGACGACACGGCCCCGGATCCATCTGCGTACAGATGGACGCTGAACGTAAAGTACGAAGCTGCTTCCATTGACGGACACATTTGGCGCACTGGAGAAGGCCTTTTTTCCGTGAGCGTAAACGTGGCTTTATCCTTGGATGGGGACGGCCAGACGCACGAAGCCACGCAAAGAACGGTTACGCCGGATATCACATGCGCTACGCACTCAAAATCCTTTCCGCCTGAGACGGAATACAATCTCAAAGACACGGTCTCAAAAAAATGGAAAATTGAAAAGCAGGGAGACGGTTATGCCGTCCTGTTCAACGGTGCAGCCCTGCCGGATTCTTCCGTGGTCCGTTACGATTCTGCGCCACGGTACACCTTTGGCGACGGACAAAATTTTGGCGTTACATGGGATGTCATCCAAAATGAGCTTGTGGAAGTGTACGGCGGGTATCTGATCGTCCGGCACGAAAACGGGGCCAGGTATCTGGACTACGTCCGGGAAGTGCAGGAGAAAAACGGGCAGCCCATCGCATTCGGCACAAACCTGCTCGACCTGAACAGCTACGTCAAAGCAGAGGATATCGTTACCCGTGTGATTGCAGTGGGCAAAAAAAAGTCCGGATGGTTTTTGTGGAGGCACGAAAGCACGATCACCGCCACCGCAAACGACGCTGCGGCTCAAAAGCTCTTTGGCATCATCACAAGGATCATCGTGATCGACGGCACCGCCAGCACAACACAGTCGCTTCTGGATGCCGCCAACGCGGAGCTGTCCAAAAACTTGCGTTATCTCGACGGAATCACGGTAAAGGCTGTGGACCTCAAGGATGCCGGTGTGGATATCGCCCGCCTTGGCTTTGGCAAGATGACACACATCTACTCCAACCCGCACGGGGTGAACACCTGGCTTTTGTGTTCTAAGATTGTGGAGCCTTTGGACGCGCCGGACAAAAAAGAATTCACGCTGGGCATTGATTTCTCCAGCGTCAGCGACTTGCAGGCCCTGAGCGCACGAAAAGCCAGTGACGCCTATGACCTGAGCCGCTCGCTGAAGGGCTATGCATCCGCAAAGGGGTGATAAATTGGATAAGACATTTGACGAAGCAATTTCCGAAGTCCGCAATGCAGAGCGCGGCGTGGAAGTACGGGAAGCCCTTGCACAGGGCTTTGAGTATGTGAAGCAGTATGGCGAGGCTGTTATCGCGCGGCAGGAAGAAGCCGTTCAGAGTGCGGAAACAGCTACAAACGCGGCGGCAACTGCCACAGCACAGGCCGCCGCAGCAGCCCAGACAGTCAAAGACGCCACTGCAAACGCCATAAGCGCAGCGCAAGAGCAGGCAGGTATTTCGACATCGAAAGCCGAGGAATCTGCTTCCAGTGCCGCAGGAGCAGCGGCCAGTCAAACTGCTGCCGCATCTAGTGCATCTGCCGCAAAGGCCAGCGAGGAAGCAGCTGCAAAGAGTGCCGCCGACGCAAAGGTTATCGTGTCCACTGACACGACCCTGACCGTATCTGGTGCACCGGCTGACGCAAAGGCGACCGGCGACGCCCTGGATCAGAGGTATAGAAAGGACGAGGTCGATGCCAAATTTGGCACGCCTGCCACGCCTGACAAGCTAGGCCCCGTAAAAGTTGGCGCTGGCCTCGGCGTGACAAACGACGGCACCCTGAGCGTGACCAGCGTCAACGGCTTTACGGTCAAGGCGCAGACCACCGACCCCGGCGTGGGCAGCCCTCTCGACACAGGCACTGTCCTGCTGGTGTACGCATAAGGAGGTGGGCGCATGAGCATCTATCTCGGTGCCGGGAGCACGGCACACAAAATGTCCAAACTCTATGTGGGCGTGGGCGGTCAGGCCCGGCAGGTGCAAAAGGTGTACGTCGGCATAAATGGTCAAGCCCGGCTCGTCTATCAAAGCGGCAGCCCCATAGGCAGTCTGGCCGTGGGCAGCATCGTTAAAATCAAAGTAAATGGTACATCCACGGACTTCATTGCTGTTCATCAAGGTAACCCGAGCACAAGCGTTTACGACAACTCGTGCAATGGAACGTGGCTGCTGATGAAAGACAGCTACAACTATATGAAGTGGAACTCAATCGGCGAAAACGACTACGCGAGTTCAGATATCAACTCTTGGCTGAACGGCACGTTCTATAACCTTATCGACGTGGATATTCGCGCCGTGATCAAACAGGTAAAGATTCCGTATTACGCCGGCACACTTTACGCCGGCACACTTCACACCGGCGCAAACGGTCTGAACACGAAGGTGTTCCTGCTGTCCGGCATCGAGGTTGGTTGGACGAACAGAACCAACGAATATTTCCCCAATGATGGCGTTAAACTGTCCTATTTTCTCGCTGGCACCGGAACAAATGAGAATAAAAAGCGCGTTGCCTATCGGAACGGCAGTGCTCAAGACTGGTATCTGCGTTCCCCACGCATCATAAACACGAGCGCGAACAATGTCTGGAAAGTCGCGGACAATGGCTCCTACGACTACGACAATTGCGTCAACTCGAACGATATTCGCCCCGCTTTGATCATGCCGTCCACCACGCTGGTGGATGGGGATGGCAACGTGATGGTATAAGGAGGTACTGTATGGACAACAAAATTGAGCCCGGTTACACCGCTCCGGCGGCAAAAGCCGATTACACCGCCATTGCGCAGGCCGTGAGCGAGCACAACGATGCCGCAGCAACCGGCGAGCACTACTGGGGCATCGCCCTGGCAGACGGCACCTACATGGTGTACGAGGCGGGCACGGTACCACCCCCGCCGACCGCCGAAGAGCTGGCCCAGCGTGAAAAGGAAAAGCAGGAAGCCCAGCAGCGGAAGGAAGCGCTGGACAAGCTGCCTCAGACGTTGGAAGCGCAGAAAAAAGAAAATGAGATGCTTCGGCAGTGCTTGCTGGAAATGAGCGAGACTGTCTATGCATAAAATCACACAAAGAATCGAAAGGATGGTATTTATGATGGCAATGCTGTGGGGACAGGAGATTATGTCTGCTGAGACTGTCGAGGAGGCAAAGGCACTGTATAAGCGCTGCCCGCGCCTGCTGAAGGAGAAGGTCAAGGCAATTCTTATCAAGAGCGGCTTTGAGGAGATCGTACAGGAGGAGTAAGCGATGGAAAAACTTTTGGAATTTCTGGCGTGGCTGGTGAAGGTGCTCTTCGGCGGGGACAGCGAAAGCCCTGCGCCGGAAACACCCAGAGAGACTCCCGTTGAGGAGGCCGTCACCGGCTGGGAGGGCGACCCGCCATACCGGTACATCGACGTGAGCCGCTATCAGGGCAAAATCACCCTCGATGGATGGCGCGAGATCAAAGCGGCTGGCTACAAAGGCGTCATGCTTAAGACGGTGAGCACCAACCGAAAGCTCTCCAAGCGGGCAGATGGCCTGTACATCGACCCCACTTTTGAGGACAATTACAAAAACGCCAAAGCGGCAGGGCTGGACGTGGGCGTCTACTACTACACCTACGCCACCAGCGAGGCGATGGCCGACGCAGAGCTTGCCCTGCTGGCTGACGCCCTGCGTGGCAAGACGCTGGAAATGCCTGTGGCAGTGGACGTGGAGGACAACAAATTCAGGGTTCTTGGCAAGCAGGCGCTGACCGACCTGACAGCCTACGCCCTGAAAAAGGTGGAGGACATGGGCTTTTATGCCCAGCTCTATACATACACCAGCTTTGCTAAGACGCGCCTGTATATGGGCGGCGCTGCTCTCAGCCCCTACGACGTTTGGCTGGCCGACTACACCGGCAAGACGCCTGCCGTAACCTTTGCCTACAACGCTCACCAGCACACCAGTAAGGGCAGCGTGCCTGGTATCTCCGGCAACGTAGATCTCAACGTCACTACCCTCAACTACCCCCGTATCATCTGCAAGAATGGTCTGACCCGTCTTCGGGAGGGCAAATGACCGAAAAAGAAGCTCTCCTGTGGGTGCTTGGCATCCTGGGCAGCCTGTGCGCTGCTGCCATCACCATCGACAAGGTGCTGGAAATTATCCACAAGTACGTCAAAAAGGTGCAGGAGCCGGACAACGCGCAGAACAAGCGCATTGACACCATTGAAAAGCGGCTGGCTGCGGTAGAAACCGTTTCCACGCAGCACGCCGCGGCCCTTAGACGCGATTTGACGCGATTCGACGGCCTCGATGAAGAAATGCGTATCGTACTCGTTGGCGTACAAAATCTTTTGGATTCGCAGCTGTCCGGCAACAATCGCGAAGGTATGCAAAAAAGCAAATCCGATATTAACAACTACCTGCTGAAAGGAGTAACGAATCATGGAAGCAATGCTTAACTTTATCCCCGCACCCGTCGCCCTGGTTCTGATGGCCCTGGGCTTTATCTCTCTGGCCGTAGGTGCCATCCGGCTGGGTTACAAGCAGTACGTTAAGCGCTGGGCGCTGGAGCTCGTGACCCTGGCAGAAAACAGCATTATGGGCAGCGGCCAGGGAGCCAAGAAAAAGGCCCAGGTCTTTGCCGCGCTGCGCGGCGCACTGCCGGACTGGCTGAAGCCTTTCATCACCGATGAAGTGCTGGACAGCGTAATCGAAAAGGCCGTCAGCATGATGAAAAAGGCACTGGAAAGCAAGAAGCCTACCATCAACCAGTAAAGGAGTACTATATGCCTGTACCTATGTGCGGCATTATCGCCGCTTCTGCAAACGCTATGAATCAAGCCCGCAAGCGTGAAAAGATGTGCAACCTGAAAGGCGACAACAAGGAGTATTGCGAATACTGTCTTCGCGGCAAAGCTGGTGAGTGCATCGAAAAGCAGGCGGATAAGGAGTAAAGCATGATCGAGCAAAGCGTATCTCTCGCATCCAATGGCGTCGTCAAAGTGCCGGGCTATGAGCAGCTGGTGCGCTTTGGCTACACCAAGAACCGGGGCGTGTACCGCCTGCACGTCGATGCAACCGGCGAGTGGGAGGGCCTGACCATCCGGGCATTTTGGCATGTGCCTGGCGGAAAGGACCCGGCGTCCACGCTGGTGCAGAACGGCACCATGGACGTGCCCGCCAGCGTGACCGCCAAAATCGGCTCCGGCTGCGTGACCTTTGAGGGAACCGACGGCACCAAGACCGTCACCAGCGCAGACCTGCGGTATCGCGTCAGCGCCAACAGCGGCACTGAGGATGGCACTATGCCAGAGCCGGATTCGCCTGCATGGCAGCAGCTGGTGGATGCCGTGCACACCGATGCCACCGCCGCAGAGCAGGCCAAGAATGATGCACAGACCGCAGCCAGTGAAGCCGCCACCAGTGCGGGCAATGCAGATCAGAGCGCCCAACAGGCCTCCGACAGCTTGCAAGAGCTGAAAGATGGCATTGCAAATGGCGATTTCAAAGGCGAGAAAGGTGACAAGGGCGACACTGGCCCCATCGGCCCGCAGGGTGAGACTGGTCCTCAAGGCCCCACAGACGCTACGGGTGCCACAGGCCCACAGGGCGAAACAGGCCCGCAGGGTGCACAGGGCCCTAAAGGTGACCCCGGCCCTGCCGTAGCACTGGACACCACCCTCACCCACGAGGGCGAAGCCGCTGACGCAAAAGCCACAGGTGACGCTATCAGCGCAGTCAAGACCCGTCAGAACGTCCTTGTGGGCACGGAGACAGGCAACCCTATCGCCGTTGACGATGCTTTTGTTGCACCACTGTGTGGTCTGAATGTCTACGGCAAGAGCACGCAGGACGGAACACCCACGCCGGATGCACCTGTGCCTATCGTGAGCGCAGGTGACGGCGGGAGCGTGGCGGTGAAGGTGACAGGTAGAAACTTGTTTTACGAACAGGGGTTTCAAGAATATTTCATCAATTCGGCAGCAGATAGAGTTGGCTTGGACGTCGGAAATGTATCAAGTGTTTTGCAAGTGGTTACAGGAGCTAAATACTATGTTACGAGAAACAAAATTGGAACTAAATTCCGTGTTGCGGTCGTAGATGCACTACCCACTAAAGGCTCTGTAGTTCGTCCGTCCAGCGCTATAAACGCGGATTCAAAACGACAAGTAGAAATTTCTGCTACATCCAAGTACATGGTCATTCAATGTGAGAATGAAGCAGCTTTCAGTGAGCTAATGGTGTCGTTGGATTCATCCATCGCCTACTCCCCCTACCGTGAACAGCTCCTCACGCTTCCCACTCCCACCGGCCTACCCGGCATCCCTGTCACCTCCGGCGGCAACTACACTGACCAAAGCGGCCAGCAGTGGATGTGCGACGAGGTGGACTTGGAGAGAGGGGTGAAGGTGCAGAGGGTTTACAAGGTCGATGTTGACGGTGAAAACGTTAAGTTTGTTCAAGCTGGCGACTACGCCAATCTTGTACCAAGAGGAATGCCAATCGCCTTGTATAACAATGGCCAAAAAACATACGCAATTAGTACGTTTACTAATTTATCGTGGTTTTACAATACGGTAAATGGACAGTTCTTATATCTGATAGCGGCTAACCTTTCCGACCAGCTCAACGCTTCTTGCAAAAAGCAGCTTGGCAAAGTCTATTATGCTCTCGCAACTCCCATCGAAACCCCGCTCACCCCTGCCGAAATCGCCGCCTACAAAAAAGCCCTCACCGCGTACGGCCCTGACACGGTGGTGCAGGCGAGTGACGGTGCTGGCATCAAGTTGGACTACCAGCGGGACGTAAATCTCGTCGTCAAAAATCTTGAGGACGCCATTGCGTCCATGACTACCACATAAGGAGGTACTTATGGCAATTAAATCCAAAGCCCGCCATGACCTGACGTTACGCTCCATCAAGCGGGAAATTACAGCAGGACGCGATGTTGCGTTCTGGCTGGATAAAGCATACGTGCACTACGACAACGGACTGCTGACCGCAGATGACATCGCAGAGGTTGAGGCTCTGGCGCAGGCATACTACGACGCGCTGGACGCAGAAGACAAGGCGGACGCTGAGGAAATCACGCAGTAAGGAGGATATCATGGCAAGCACTACATACGAGCATTTTGTTGACACCAACAAAATGTACGCCGCACAAGAGCAATTTCGGCACGTCACGAAAATGGTCTGCGCACGTTTTCGTGACCTCACGAAAACATACCATCTCGGCAACGTCACCGTAATGGTTCGCAACGCTGGACAGCTGCCGCAGCCCTTCTGGCTCGGTGCTGCTTGTGGCGGCGGCTCGCGTAGTCTTTCCGCCAGCGTTGCAAGGGCTTAATGCAGAACAGATAAAAGCTGTGATAAAACGTGCGCCGCTTGGGAGGTATGACCGGAAAATCGCCCGGTTGCGGTACGTTGACCAGCTATGCCAAGCTGATATTGCAGCGCGTGTGCCGTATTGTCGGACATCAATCGGCAATAGGCTGAAAATTATTGACAAAATACTGAATGTGTGATACCAATTATTTCTAATTGGGCGCGTTTTCTTGTGAAGCGCGTTGAAGCGGCAGGCTTTCGGGTCTGCCGCTTTTCTTTTTGCACGGTTCCGCTCTTGATTTTATACTTTGCCGTTTTGGCAGCACAAAACCCCCGGTGTTCCGTTTGGAGCATCGGGGTTTTTTACTTTTTCTTCAATTCCTCAAGCCTTCTGGAGAGTTCTTCTTCCCATCCTTCATGTTCTTTGAGGTACGGGGCGTAAATTATGCTCTCGGCTTCCTTTCGGGCTGCAGTGGCTTCTTCGATCGTGTCATAGCTGCCGAGATGATATTGCTTGCGTTGGAAATTGATATATGCACGCCATCGGCCGTGGCAGTCTTTACACACACCATTTGCGCCAGAAGTGGAATTTTTATTGATATGGCCTCCGACCCTTGTGCGAATCGACATGAGGGAAGAGCCGTCCGCGTAAGCGGTGCTGTGAATTGTCTCAGCTTTCTTTCCGATATCCCTGTTGCAATCTGCGCAATGCTGGATCAGAGGGAGCCTTGTAAGTTTTACAGTAGTTTCCTTCCCGCACTTCGGGCAAATGGAACGGCACAGAAAGCAGCCTGACCTCTTTTCAGGTAAAACTTCCAATACTTTCCATCCGTTAATGCTCTGCCCCTCTTTTTTCTTTGCCTTTCGGAAAGCGTTCTCCGTCATGGATGGCTTTTGCCCTCGATTCGCGCAAGACAGACAGCTGCGGCTTTTGCCAAGACGCAGGGAGCTGTCATACACGTCTTTTACCACTCCGCACTCACACTGGCATGTGTAGTAATGCGGCTTTTCAGACGGCGCAAGTACCGTCCACTTTCCAAAATGCTTTCCAGTCAAATCTGCCATAACATTTTCCTCAGATCAGCCCATAGTGCTCGGCCAGCAGGAAACGGACGTATTCCGGGCAGTCGCGCTCGCCCAAACACCACCCCTGCACCGTGCGGCGCGGGATTCCTGCCTGCTTTGCAAATGCGGTCTGCGACAGACCGGTACGGTCTACCAACTCCCGCATGGACAGGTGAGCAACGTCCCAGATGGTGGACAGCCTTTCTTTCTCGGCGTCCAGATCAACGCAACCAGAGGCAGCGTCCTCCACGCTGAGGGTGACGCTGTTCAAAAAGATTTCTTTAACGGCCTTTGGGTCAGATGCCATGACGAAAAGTTCAGCTGCATTATACATTGCAATTCTCCTTTTTTGATTGATAAAATCCCCGGGTGGTGTTCGCGCATCACTCGGGGCTTTTTTATTTACTGCTCGTTCTCTTCAAACATTTTGAAATATTTCTCGTACTCTTCCCACTCTTCGGGGTCTGCCGGGTCATCACAAGCCGGGCTGCAATACTCTGCAATCCACTCTTCCTTGTCAGTGCTTCTCCAACCGCCATCGAACATTGCAGCTGCACTGCTGTAATAATCTTTCATTTTTTAGTTACCTCCAGTTGATTGTGTGGTGTCTTTCACTGTCTTTAGTATACGCTCATTGAGCGTATTTGTCAAGGCTTTTTGCAAAATTTTGTGCTCATTGAGCGCATTTTTTTGCTTTGACAACTGGTGTGTTTTTTGCCCTTCGTTGTACCTTCGTTGTCTCTCCCGGAGGTTTAAAGAAGTACACTGGGCACAAAGGGAGGAGGTGCCATGTGTGGCACAGGTTTAACCCGAACCCGCGTGGGAGCAGCGTCGGGGACTGCGTAGTGCGGGCGGTAGCTGCGGCCACCGGTCAGAGCTGGGAGCGGGCGTATATTGCGCTGGCGCTCACCGGCTACGCCCTCGGCGATATGCCCAGCGCCAACCGCACATGGGGCGCGTACCTCCAAAAACGCGGGTTCAAGCGCTGTTTGGTGGAAGCAGACTGCACCACCTGTTACACCGTGGCAGATTTTGCCCGGGAGTACCCGCGCGGCGTGTATGTACTGGGCTGCTCCGGCCACGTCTTGACCGTGATCGACGGCGTGTGGTGGGACAGCTGGGACAGCGGCGCGGAATGCCCAATCTACTACTGGTACAAGGAGAAAAACGATGCCGATTTATAACGGATACCCGCAAGTGTATTACCCACAACAGCCGCAGGGGCAGCTTGAACAGCTCAGGGCAGCACAATACCAGCCCCAGCCCGTCATGATGCCGACAATGCAGGGGCAGGCCGCACCGACTGACAGCGGCTTTATCTGGGTACAGGGCGAAGCAGCGGCCCGGGGCTATCTGGTCGCCAACGGGAGCCGGGTGCTTTTACTGGATGCTGATTCCGATACCTTTTATATCAAAGAGGTTGGGCAGGACGGCAGACCGTTCCCGCTCCGCATCTACGATTACAAGGAACGCACCAGCGGCCCCAAAGCGTCGATTGCAGCCACGCCAGCCGCAAGCGGGGAGTATGTCACCCGCAAGGAGTTCAACGCGCTGGCGGCAAAGCTGGCGGCGTTGGAAAAGCAAGAAGCACCTGAGCCGGAAAAGGAGGACTAAACGATGGGTAGCAGCTTGTTTGATTCGATGGGCCGACAGGCCCAAAACCCCATTGGTGGGCAGTTTCAGCGGTTTATGGGCCAGATGCAGGGCAAGAACCCGCAGGAGATGATAAACCAGATGCTCACCTCCGGCCAGCTCTCACAGCAGCAGCTCAACGCCATTCAGCAGCGGGCACAGCAGATCGCTCCGATGCTCAACGGCATGAAAAATATGTTTGGATTCTGAAATGCGTCCGCATTTAGAATAAATTCAAAAATCTAACGTAAAGGAGTAAAACTATGTCTCTTTCTTCTGATAGCACGGTTCTGACCATGCCGGTACAGCCCGCCAACGGCTACAGCAACGGCCTCAATGGCTGGGGTGGCGACTGGATGGGCTGGATCGTCCTCTTTCTGATCTTCGGCATGTTCGGCTGGGGCGGCATGGGCGGCTTTGGCTGGGGCGGCGGCATGGGCGGCGCTTCGCCTTATATGACCAGCGCCGTCACGCAGGCAGACCTGCAGCGCGGCTTCGACAACCAGAGCGTCATGAACAAGCTGAACGGGCTGGAAAGCGGCCTGTGTGATGGCTTCTATGCCATGAACACCGGGATGCTTCAGGGCTTTAACGGCGTGCAGCAGGGCCTGAACGGTGTCACCAACGCCATGCAGCAGGGCTTCAACGGCACCAACGTTGCGCTGATGCAGGGTCAGAATGCTCTGGCTACACAGCTGGCAGACTGCTGCTGCAAGACCCAGACCGCGATCCAGGGTGTCAACTACAATCTGGCCACTCAGGAGTGCGACACCCGGAACCAGATGCAGCAGGGCTTCTGCGCAACGCAGAACGCCATGAACAACAACACCCGGGACATCATCGAGAATCAGAACAGCAACACCCGCGCGGTGCTCGACTTCCTGACCAACGATAAGATCGCCACCCTGCAGAGCGAGAACAACGAGCTGCGCCGGGCTGCTTCTCAGGATCGCCAGAGCGCGTTCCTGACCACCGCGATGAACGCGCAGACCAACCAGATCATCGGGACTCTGCAGCAGAAAGCTCCCGTGCCTGCCTATCAGGTGCCCAACCCCAACGCCATTTACTATGGCTGTGGGACCGGCTGTGGCAGCTGCGCCTAACCGAATAACGGCAACTGACTGCAAATTGTAGTCTGTTCAGCCCCTGAGCTGATTTTGCGAACCAGAGCGCCGGGGCAAAAGTCCCGGCGTTTTTTCTATGAAAGGAGCCGATAAAATGGCTGAGTTTAGCAATTCTAACACCGTCAGCGTGGCAGCGGGTGAAAACCTTCCCCTGACCGAGACCGCGGTGAAAGCCCCTGCTTGCATCATGCACCGTGAGGGCAGCGGCCTTGTGACTCTGCGAGGCCTGACCAATCAGTGCAAAGCGCGCTTTAAGGTAAGCTTTGGCGGCAATATCGCCGTTCCCACCGGCGGCACTGTGGGACCCATTTCCGTGGCGCTGGCTGTCGGCGGTGAGTCACTCAACAGTGCGACCGCAATTGTCACCCCGGCGGCAGTCGAAAATTACTTCAACGTTTTCGTGGCTGCGTTCATCGAGGTGCCGCGTGGCTGCTGCGTGACCGTGGCGGTTAAAAACACCAGTACGCAGGCAGTCAGCATTGCAAACAGCAATCTGATCGTTGAGCGGGTAGCATAAGAAAGGAGATAAAGTCATGCTGGATAAATTGAATCATCTGAAGGATGAGATGTGCGACGAGCTCATGGAGCTGACCGACAAAAAGAACCGGTCCCCTGGCGATGTTGAGATGATCGGCGAGATCGTGGACATCATTCTGGACATCCACCGCATCGAGGATTACTGCGAAGGCGGCGAGTACAGCCGCGCGGGCGAGTGGGAAGCTGACATGCGCGGATCCTTCAACCGCGATGCCGGAAACGGTTACAACCGGGGCAACAGCTACGCCAACCGTGGCCGTCACTATGTGCGCGGGCACTACTCCCGCGCGGATGGCCGTGAGCGCATGATCTCTGACATCGAGGACATGATGCAGGAAGCCACCGGTGCAGAGCGTGACGCCTACAAGCGGGCGGCAGACATCCTGCGGAACGCATAAGGAAGGAGGACGGCAGGCATGGATATTGACGAGATCAACGAGCATATCCGCAAGCTCAAGTGCGAGGAAACCAGCTGGCAGAGCGTCAACAAGCTTGCCGCCCTCTGCACTGTGCGGAACGAGTTAGAAGAAGCGCACGCGCCTGAAACGCAGATCCAGTCATTGCCGCCCGCGGCTTATGCGGCGGCTTACTCCACAGCAGCGGAACCGCAAAGCGAGTTCGTGGAAATGGCCAGCGCCGCGCCCTTTGGAGGCTTGATGGAGGTGCTTGACGAGCACATGAACGCCATAAAGCTTGCATATCCGAAAGAGTATGAGCTGGTCATGCGGAAGATTTCTGACGTAATAAGAAACCAACAAGCGACCAACTTATAAAAATAAATCGTTATATCGAATAAATATATTGATTTGTAATCAGTGGGTTGCAGGTTCAACTCCTGTCACCAGCTCCAA